CCGTTGAAGATATATCTTGAACCAAAACGGAAGACTTTTGATGATGTTGACGAGAGGTCGTTTGTCAATGCTTCAAAGTCGAGGGGTATTACGAGAAGGCCCCTCTTGACATTGCCGTGGAGTCTGAGTTTCACCGTTCAGGTTACTGAGGAGTTGTTTGACCAGAGTAAGATCAAGGAATTTTTTGAGGTCGCCGGAATGAGATGCGGACTTGGCGCTTATGGGCCGAATTTCGGCAGGTTCATTGTCACGAAGTGGAAGATTAAAAAGTAGGAGAACTCAAACTGAACGGAAGTGAATAGAAGGGAGAGGAATTGATCAGAACAGAAAAGAACTGAACTCAAAATGATGTGAACAGAAGAGAAGTGATGTGAGCAGATCAGAACAGAACTCAAAATGACAGGACAAGAAAAGAGCGGAGCGGAGCAGAGTAGAACCGAATTCAAGGCGACAAGAAGAGAAAAGAACAGAGCGGAGCAGAGTAGAAAAGAAAAAGAACTCAATCTGAATAGAACAGAGTAGAAGGATGGGCAAAGGAAGTAAACGAAGACCAATGCAGATTTCGCGAAAGGAGTATGACCTCAGATGGGACTGGTCAATTGGATTATTGCCTGACATGAGCGAGGATGATCTAAAGAAAGAGATCAAGAGGATTAGAAATGAAGAAAAGCGTAAAAGAGGGAGATAAGATGATTTGTTATCTCGATGTGGATGGTGTGCTGGTGGATTTTATAGGTGGTTTACATAGAGCGTTAAAGATTCCTTTTGATTATTCCAACTATCCTTATGAGTCTGGAAGATGGGATATACTTAGTGACATTGCGTCACGGGCAAAGGTAAGTTTAGGTTATCTCAATCTTCTCTGCTCCACTCATTTTTGGGAGAGTTTGCTTTGGACGGCAGATGGAAAGGAAATACTTGAGTTGGTAGAGAGAAGTTTTGGGGAAGAAAATGTTTACCTTTTGACCACCCCCATGCCAAATACGCAGTCTTGGACGGGGAAGTATTTGTGGGTTGAAAATCACCTTCCACGATACAAGGAACGAACCGTCATAACTAAAGTTCCAAAGTCCATGTTTGCTTCAGAGAATAGGGTGCTTCTTGATGATAGAGATCAGAATGTTGACGAATTTATAGCAGCCGGTGGTGATGCAATCCTTGTTCCGAGTCTATTGAATAGATTATTTCAATTTCAAACTGTTGCATATCTTAAAAAAGAAATTACAAAAAGATTTAGTTGAGGAGATCTGAAATGAAAAATGAAGTTGGGTGGCAACCTGTAAGCTATGAAGACTATATGAAGCTTTCTGATGCTAACGATGATCATAGTAGGGCGTTGATGCGAATGAAAGGTGAGGAGTACTCGACAGAAAATGACTTTCTTGAGATGGAAAATCGTCTCGCTGGAATGCTAAACAAATCTCCAGAGCATGTGAGTTTGGTGTTGGCGGGGAAACACATAGCAGCGTTGGGAATAGTTTTGGATAAAAATGAATTGGAAAGTATTGATTTGGCAAAATGGGACGAACGCATTCGTGATGGAATCAATCTGCTGAAGATCACCAGTGCTTTTGTTCATGCCAGGCAAAAGGATTTCTCGTTGCATCTTTCAGATATGGAAGGTGATGTATCGCAGGCAAAGAAATTATTTGAGGCTCAGGAAAAATAGAAAAATTTTGCGTTCTACGATGGTTTTTTGTGATAATATAATACAAGATGTATTTTGGAAAGGGTCAAAATGGGTATAAAGAAAGAAAATGTGTTGGCTAAAGAAGATTTATCGGAACCAGAGCTGATACTTGACATTGACAAAAACTTGCTGGATGATGAATGGCTGAACCAACCGAAGCTTTATAATAGTTGGGGTTTGCAGTTTGAAGATGCTGAAGCTGATGTTGATGATTGCAAAAGGGAGTATGATACACTAAAGGAAGAACTCAAAGAAATTGAAGCCAAAATTGATTTGGATATTAGATGCAATCCGGAAAATTATGGTGATTATTTATCAAAGGATATAATTGATAAGGGCAAATTAACTGAAAAAATGATTGCATCAATTGTAATATTGCACCCAGAACGTAAAAAGGCTCAAAAGAAATTATTTGAGGCTCAAGGAGAGATTGATGTGGCGAAGCATCGTGCAGGTGTTTTACGACAAGTTACCATATCTCTTGAACAACGAAAGAGAGCCTTGGAGAGGCTTGTTGATTTGCATGGCCAGAAGTATTTTGCGACACCGCGGGCATCCGAGAATTCGAGGGATGCAATGGGCGAAGTCGAAAGGCAATCAGTACGAAATAGGACCAGAACATCAGGAAAGAAAAAGAGGTAGTGGTAATGACAGTGTTTGATTGTGTTTTGATAGTGTTGGGAGTGATTATTGTACTTCCACTCCTCGTCTTTCTTTGTGTTAAGCTTGGGACTGTCGGTTTTTATAGGGGGAAGGAGATTATGAGAAGGCAGCATGAATTTGATGATTTTCAAAACGATGAAAAAATAATAAGGTGAGGTGAGGTATGGTACGGTAAGGTGAGATGAGGTAAGGTGAGGTAAGGTAAGGTTTTTATTAAAATTAAAAGGAGAAAACATAATGTCAAAGAATAAAAAGAAAAGAGAGATGAGAAAAAGTCGTAGTACGGCAGTTGCTGCAAAGCGAAGAGCTGAGAAGCATAAGGTAGGATTTGATAATACTGCATTCAAGCTGCCAGATGATAAAAAGCTGTTTGCTTTGAAGAGCGACAAGGCTGTTCGTCTTGATGTGATTCCCTATGAGGTTGGGGAGGGTAATCCCTATGCTGACAAGGGGGAGATTTACTATGAGCGAACGTATTTTGTTCATCGATTTATTGGTATTGACCAGACGTCTTATGTTTGTCCCAAAAAAACATGCGGTGAGCCTTGTCCGATTTGTGATTTCAGGAGCAAGCTGATGAAAGACCCTGATGCGAACGAGAAGCTCATCAAGGATTTGGCTCCGAAGGAGAGGCAGCTTTTCAATGTCATTGATACGAAAGATAAAAACAAAGGCGTCCAGATATGGGATATATCTCATTACCTGTTTGGCAAGAAGCTCGACACAGAAATCAGGAATTCAGACGAAGATGATAACTATGAGAAATTTGCGGAACTTGAAGGCGGTTTCACTTTGAAATGCGGTGTTGAGGAGAGGAGCTTTGAAGATAGCAGAAGTTTTTATGAGGTTGTAAGTATCAACTTCAAGCCACGTAGTGAGGATTATGATGAGGATATTCTGTCCGAGGCGACTTGCCTTGATGATATTCTTATCATTAAGGATTATGACGAGTTGAAAGAGATTTTCTTGCAGACAGTCAGCAATGATGATGATAATGATGATGATAAACTGAAGTCGAAAAAATCCAGGGCATCTGGAAAATCTAAAAGTATTGATAGTGCTGTTGACGAAGACAAAGACGAAGAAGACAAAGACGAAGAAGACAAAGACGAAGAAGACAAAGACGAAGACGAAGAAGACGAAGACGAAGAAGACAAAGACGAAGACGAAGAAGACGAAGACGAAGAAGACAAAGACGAAGACGAAGAAGACGAAGACGAAGAAAAACCGAAATTGAAAAAATCTAAATCTAAATCTCAATCTAAATCTAAGTCCAAGAAGTCAAAAAAAAACGTAGATAAAAAGAATAGGTGTCCAGGCGGCGGGACTTTCGGAAAGGACACTGACGAACTTCCTGAATGCAATGACTGTCCGATATGGGACGAATGTGACGATGCATGATTGACAAGTAGATAAGGCCGGCGGCGGCTAAAAGCATAAGTCAATGCAGTCACCGTTGTTGACATGGAGAAAGCACGATGGCAAACCTTGGGAAATTTTGGTGATTGGATGGTAACTAAGGCAGCCATACCCAAGAGCATCCATTTTGTCGAACCGCCTGCTGGCCTTTTATAGACGAAGAATGTCAATATCAATATGAAAACTGAAGACATAAAAAAAGTATTGAGACAGAAGCATGAAAAGAGGAGGTTGACATCCAAGGATTTCTTGTCAACTGGTAGCACACTCCTGAATCTTGCCTGTACGGGATTTCCGGAGCGCGGTTTCGCGAAGGGTCGGTATTATTTCATAGTTGGTGATTCAACGAGTGGTAAGACGTGGCTGTCGTTGACCTGTCTGGCTGAGGCTGCTTCTAATCCTAATTTCAAAGATTATAGGTTCATCTATGACAATGCCGAGGATGGCGCGTTAATGGACATCGAGAAGTTTTTTGGCAGGCAGATTGCAAAAAGAATGGAGCCTCCAAGTTGGGATTCTAACTGGCCTGTATATTCTTCTACTATTGAGGAGTTTTACTTCAACGTTGATGATGCAATCAGAAATGGGCGACCTTTTATCTACATTCTCGATTCGATGGATAGTCTGACCAGCAATGCAGAGGGCAATAAGTTTGACTCGAATAAGAAAGCCCATAGGGCAGGCAAGGAATTAAAAGGTTCTTATGGTGATGGCAAGGCCAATGTGAACTCATCGATGCTTCGCAGAGTGATAGGCAAAGCCTTATTGAAAAGTGGTTCGATTCTGATCGTTATAAACCAGACAAGAGCAAAAGTCAATGCCAGGCCATTTGAATCACCCAAGACCTATTCGGGAGGTTATGCATTAAAGTTCTATTCTTGCCTTCAAATAGTATCAAGTGTTGCTAGACAAATCAAAAAATCAGTCAAAGGCAAGCAGCGTCAAATTGGAGTTGATTGTAGAATACACGTTAAGAAAAACCGAATCACGGGACGTGATAGAACGGTGACGATACCCATCTATCACTCGTTTGGGATAGATGACGTTGGGAGCTGCGTGGATTATCTACTTGATGAGGAATACTGGAAAAGAGGTAACGAGATAAATGCCAAGGGATTGGGTATTAAAGGATCGAGGAAGAAGCTGATAAGGCTTATCGAGCAGGGAGGTCTTGAGAAGGATTTGCGCGAGCTTGTCGGTGAATTGTGGAACGAAATTGAGGATGCTTGCACTATTAAAAGGAAAAAGAGATATGAGTAAGGTCAGGTCCGGTGTGGTGAGGTCTGGTACGGTTCGGTTTGGTGCGGTATGGTAAGGTGAGGTAAGGTATAAATTAGGCTTTCGGGAGTTGTGCCTAAAACAACTTCCTAAAATTTCTTGAAAAGGAAATGTTTTGAATGTCTAAAAAATATCTACTACTTGACTGCAACTATCTCTGCCATCGAGCTAAATACTCAACGGGTGATTTGGCATATAGCGGTGATGGGACTGATACCATCTATGGCTTTTTGAAATCACTTGCCGGCTTTCAGGATTTGTTTGGCACATCAAATTTTGTATTCTGTTTTGACAGTGCCAAGAGTAAACGCAAAGAGATTTATCCTGAATACAAAGCTAACCGTTGGGATAAGGAAAAAACTGAGGAGGAGATTGAATTCGATAAGTCGTTTAGAAAGCAAGTCAAGAAGCTTAGGACGACATATCTGCCCATGATAGGATTTAAGAATGTGTTTGTTCAGCAAGGTTACGAGAGTGATGACATAATTGCGTCTCTCTGTGACAATCTTCAAGATGATGAAGAGGCAATTATCATATCGAGTGACCATGACTTGTATCAGTGCATTGCCTATAATGTTTCATTTTATAATCCACAATCACGGAAGGTTCTGACTCTGCAAGGATTTAAGAAAGTGTACGGAATAAATCCGATGAGATGGGGATTAGTTAAATCCCTTGCCGGTTGTGCTACTGATAATGTTTCTGGAATAAGAGGGATTGGCGAAAAAACTGCAATTAAGGATTTACTTGGTAAATTGAAACAAAACTCCAAGGCTTACAAAGCAATTACTTCTCCAGAAGGAATAAATGTACTTAATAGAAATCGAGAGCTTGTTGTGCTACCCATGAAAGGTACATGCCAATTCAGGCTTAAACAAGATAAGCTGTCCGAGCAAGGATGGAAGCGGGTAACGAGATTACTGGGCATGAAGTCAATACGGACCAGGATGCCGTTCAGGAGAAAAAGGAAATGAAAAAGAAACAAAATGTGCATTCACAAAGGAGGATTTGAAATGGAATTAAATCATAGTTCGATTCATGTTGGTTGTCAGACTTTTTGCGGCGATGGTAGCAATTTGAGTGATCCAAGTGAGACAATTCTTATTGTTAGAATGCCTCATCTTTGTCCAAGAGATGAGAGGGTTATTCAAGCTGTGGTTTTACCCGTAATAGTTGAGATGGTGAAGCAGTTTGAGGAGAAGGAGGCAGTAAAAAAATGATATTATGGAGAATTTTTTGTTTCTTTTTTGGACACTGTTGGAGTGATTGGTTAATGGGGAGGAGAAGGTGCTGGGCATGTGGGAAGGTGCAAACCTTTGATGAATTTCTTAGAGATTTTGAAAGAGAGGATGAAAGAAAATGACGCGTGTGGTACATTGCAAAAGAGAATCGTGTGATGTCTTGATTGATAGAACAACGATTTGGGGCAATCCTTTTGTTATAGGTAAAGATGGTGATAGAGATGATGTATGTGATAAGCATGAATTATGGTTATTGCGTTATTTATTTTGGGGTGAGGAGATTAAGATTAGGAAATTCAGCAATAAAAAAGTAATTCAAAGTTTGTATTTGTTGAAAAATCAAACAATTGGGTGTTGGTGTAAACCGAAAAGATGTCATGGTGATATGTTGGCAAGATTGGCGAATTTCTTATGAGTTCAGCAACACAAAGAACTATAAGAGAATTGAAAAACAACGGCCGTAAGTGTGCGGTTGGA